ATCGGCGTAACGAGGTTGGTATCTCCCTGCTTCGTGAACGGAATCCGGATACCGAAGAGCTTCAATGCGCTGCCCTCGCGCGTCGGCGAGTCTTATTCTCTGCGGTCATCACCCGCGTCAAGTAGGACTGACCCCTATCGGAAGCCTCCGCGACGTGAGCGTGACCTATCGTCTTGAAGAGCTCGACGTGCTCCTCATCGGCATCGAACTCCTGCCCCACCTTGAGCGGGATGCCCCTGTATGTGAATCTGACGTCTGCCACCATCTTTCGCATCGCGTTCTCCTAGAAAGCGCGCTGGAAAAACGCCCGGCCCCGTGAGGGGCCGAGCGCGTGAAGTTACTACCCGGTGTAGGCCGCGGCCTGAATCCAGGCGCACGCCTGGGTGCGCGCCTTGGTCCAGTTGACGTAACGCACCGCCTTGATCGCGATGGATTCCGTCTGCCACATGGAGACCAGCGAGGCCCCGGTCGCCGTCGCCGTCGATTGGATCGTGCTGCCGGTAGCGTCCATCATCTCCAGGGAGACCTGGTCGCTTGCCTCGACCGTCGCCGCACCGTCGTCCGCCAGCAACACCTCGCCCGGGAAGATCAGGACGATGATGTTAGCGTATTGCGGTGAACCCGCGATCGTGGCTTGGCTCGAGGTGATCACGGGAATCCCGAGGATGGAGCCTCCGGTCATCGTCAACCCCGGGAACTGCGGGTTGCCGAGCGAGGTGACCATCAACGAGAGGGCTTGGGCTGTGACCTCCGACATCACCAGCACCGCACCGGCCATCGAGAGATTCGCGGCCAAGGCGGTGGAGGTGAGCGACTTCCAGTCCGCGACGAACGTCGCGTAGGTAACCCCGGTCGGGGTGACTGGCGTGACCCCGTAGGTGAGGGAAGCGGGCTGGATGTTGGTCTGCCCGCCCTGGTTCGGATCGATCAGCGAGAGGTCCGCAACCGACGCGCACGCCTTCGCCAAATCGCCCCTGACCAGTGCTTCGGCGTTGGGACTCGAAACCCGCGCGAGCTCCTTGTCGATCGCCGCGACTCCGGCGACCTTCGTGATGCCGAGCGTCGCGGTGCCCGTGGTGCCCTTGGACATCGGGATACCCTGGCCCTGGCCGACCCAGTAACCGGTGGTGCCGCCGGTCAAGCTTCCGACCCGAATGTTAAACGGGACTCGTCGCCAACCCGGGATCCTTCCGATAATGGTCATCGGTCGCAGGAAGTCGATGAACTCCGAGGCGATGTCCTGGGCGTAGGCGAGTTGCGAGGCCCAACCCGAGGTCGTAGTATCCGCCGCGGCGATCTCGTTCGCCTTCAGCACGATCGCGACCTCCGGCGCGGTGTCCATCCACCGCGGGACGCTCCGGTAGTACTCCTCCGGCGTGTAGCCTTTCTTCTCCAGGTGAGCTCTGGCGACGCACATCGCCGCCCGCGCGAACCTGATCCCGGGTTCGAGCTTGGTAGTGACTCGCACCCCGGCCCCGAAAGGAACCCTGGCCTTTGAACCCGACTCCGCATCCATGCCGGCCTGCGGTTGGATCGGCTGCGCCTTCTCGATGTTCAACGCTTCCAGGTCGCGCATCCTCTTGAGCTGCGCGTCGATGGTCTCGACTTCGGCCTTCAGGCCGTCGAACTCTTTCTGCTGCTCCTCACCGAGCGACTCGCCCTTCGTAGTTGAGTCCTCCATGAGTTTGTTCATCGCGGAGACGTTCGCGGCCCGCTTGGCCTCGTACGATGCGATATTTTCCTTGATGGTAGGCATTTGCTTGCTCCTCAGTTTCACGGTTGCGGCCGCAGCGCCGGCCTGTGGTCTCTCCAGCTTGACCGGGGCTGCCGTCTTCGCGCGTAGCGCCGCGCTCAGGCTCTCCCGGTCGATGCTCTTGATCGTGTTAATCGTTGCGTCCATGTTCGCCGGTATCGTCACGGCAGAAAGTTCAAACCATTCCCATGAGGTGAACCTCTGACCGCCCCACGGCTCCTTCGGGTTCAGAGGTTCCATCCCGTCCTTCGCAGGCATGAAGCCGATCGAAAGACCTCTGACGAGGCCGTGCTTCACAGATTGCCAGGCTTCATCGAGCCGGTCCTTTAATTTCCCTGCTTCGGAGATTTTCGCGAACCGGGCCTGAATCTGTATCCCGTCATTGGTGACCGAAGCTTTCACGACGTGGCCGATAGGCTCCGAAGAACGGTGCTGCCAAAGTAGGGGGAGGGGAAGCTTGAACTGCGCGCCCCGGGGTTCGACGATGTCCCCGACGCGGTCGGTCGTGGGAGTGGTCGCGATGCCCTCGATTAACCGCTGGTCCTCGTCCAAATTCTTGACGACGAACGCGGAGTAGGCGCGGCGCATCGACTTACTGGAATCCCACTGGGATTCGCACATCGCATTCCGTTGATCTGGATCGCTCACTTCTCCCGACATCTCGGAGTGACACCTTGAGATGAAATCGTCGTGGCTCTCGCCGTCGTGCGGTTTGGGCATCGGCATATTCGGTCTCCATCAACCAAGCATCATGACTTGGAACTTCTGCTCCTCCGGCGTCGCCGGAATCACGCCCTCGGCCATAGCCAGGGCTACCATTCCATCAATTCGTCCTGTCGACCGCCCCTTGACGAACTTCCGGTTGCCCGCCGGGTCGGTCGTGATCGTCGCGTTCGAGGAGCACATCGTCAGGACGGGGTGGTTCCCGTGGCGGTATTTCTTCGCCAAGAGTTTTGACTCCATCGCCCTCAGAGCCGGGGACATCGAGATGAACCCTTGTCCAAACTCGACGAACTTCGCGAGTTCCGCCTCGGTGAATCCGACTTTCTCCAGCCAAGGCTTTAGAAAACGCATGTTGTAGCGGTCGAAAGCAATTGCCTGAATCTCTGTTCCGAATTCATCGAACAAGCCTCGGAGATAATCCGCGATATGCTCGTATTCCACAGCCCTTCCCGGTGTCGTAGTGAGACTCCCTTGCTTCGCCCAAATGTCGTAAGGCACGCGATCCGCAAGAGACTTCACTTCCAGACCATCGCGGGGTAGCCAGAAGGTCGAATGAATATCGCCCGCCTCGCTCAAAAGCACCAGCGCGCAAAGATCCGATACGGAGGCGAGATCGAGCCCGCCGTAGATGCGCTGGCCCTTGAGCGGTTTTGGCTCCGCTCCGTTCTCAGCCCACACATCGCGCGAGATGAAAGGATTCACGATCTCGACGCGCTGATTGAGAATCAGATTCCGATATTCCGATTCGCCACTTGGCATTCTCCGGGCAGCATCAGCCTGGTCGCGCACTTCTTTTCTATTCATGAACGCATCAAAGTGCGGATTCGCCGCGCGGATCGTCGCGTCGTCGAAAGGATTCGCGTCCAAGGAAGCCGAATATAGTCGCACTTTGATGTTCTCTTTCTTGTTCTTCAGCGCATCGTCGATCAGAACTGAGAGCAGATCGCTATCATTCGGCGCCTGGGTCGAAATGATGAGAGAAAGCGGCTCGTCTTCTGCCCCGGCGGCGGTTTCCAACGCACTGAAGAACGCGCTCCGTGGCCCGCGGACCTGGCCCAATTCATCGTGGACGACGAATGCCGGCGAGAGTCCGAAAGCTGTCGAAGCCTCCGCCGAGAGCGCACGGTAGATTGTGCCGAGCTCCGGACACAGGAGTTGTTTCGCTGTATCGCGAATCACGACATAGCGATTCAACTCCTCGGACAGGCGGATCATCCGCATCGCCTGGTCGAAGGTGATCGCAGCTTGGTCGCGGGATTGCGCACCGGAATAGAGTTGGGAATTACGCCGCGCCTCCGGTCCAACAAGGTGAAGCAGAAGAAGCATCGCGACGAAGCTCGTCTTGCCGTTCTTCCTCCCCATCGACAGGATGAACGTCCGCGTCGGGGAATCGTATATCTCTGCGATCCACTGCTTCTGGTGCTTGGTCAGTTTGATCGGTTTCCCGACCAACTCAGCCTTGCCAGATGGCACGCGCAGATATTTCTCGATCCACGCGATGTTGCGCTGCGAACGGGACGGGGTCTTCTTCGCCATCACCAGACCCCCGAAACCAACCCCGACGGCGGCGAGAGCGCCGAGCAGGAAAGACCGCCTGCGCACACCCTCAGTCCCAGGGCTTTAGAACGCCACCCTGACCGCGGGACTTCTTCGCGTCGTAACGGGACGACTGAGACAACCTCATCTTCATCGCGAGGTCGGAAATCGCCCGGTTCTGGCGGTCCTGGAGCGAGAACAACCGGCTCCATTCGTTGTGGTTGAACTCCCCCTCCGCGCACTCCAGTTGATCGATCAGGGAGGCCACCTTCCGCGAGTTGACGATATGCCGACAGTAAGCCTCGAGCAGCGGCCAGGTCTCCCGCGGGAAGTGATCCGCCGGCATCGCCGAGACGATCTCCGCCCACTCATGAGCCGCATCCGGGCCCAGGTATTTGGGCGCTGGCGGACGCTGCAGCAGGGTGACCGGACGCAACGCTACGGCCGCCGCTGACACCCTTCCTCTTTGCCCTTCCATATCAGACCTTTAGCCTAGCCTCGCTTCGCTGCGGCGCGTCATAGGACGCCGATTAGCGTTGCTCGGC